GCCTGTCCGACAAGCCGATCACTGAGTACCTGCCTGTGCTGCACGACGGGTATGCAGGCGACAAGGCCATGCGTCAACTGATGACGATGGCAACATCGTCCGGTGCGAATCTGGCCCAGGCCACGCACATGGATGGCAGCGAAGGGCTGGAGTACCTGGCCGTGCAGATGAGCAACAGCCAGCCGCCGAGCAGCATTGAGTACAAGATGGACGGGAAGTTTCACCGTGTTTTGAAAAGGAGTTGGGCATGAGACATGCAGAACCGGATTTGGTGACGGACTACAAGAGATGGCTGGCCGCTGGGCCACCAAAGTGCTGCCACACCTGTGAGCACTACGGGGTCGATGGCCTGTGTGTGGTGTTTTTCATGAAGCCGCCAGCAGACTTTGCGGCCACCGTGGACGAGTGTGCGGATTGGGAAATGGAAATACCGTTTTGACCGCCGAGCGCATCCCTACCGAACACGAAGAGCAGCGCGAGCTGGTGCGCTGGTTTCGCCAGAGCTGGCCAAGCGTGCGCATCTTTGCCATCCCAAATGGTGGCGCACGCAGCAAAGCCACAGCCGGCCGCCTGAAGGCCGAAGGCGTGGCCTCCGGCGTGCCTGACCTATTTGTGCCTGCCTGGCACCTGTGGGTCGAGATGAAGCGCACCAAAGGCGGCAGCCTCAGCCCAGAGCAAAAGGACTGGATTAAATATCTGGAAAGTGTGGGATTCTGTTGTATAGTGGGAAAAGGTGCGGAAGATGCCAAGCGGCAAATCAGCGCCTTTTCATCAACCAACAGAGAGAACCCATGACCCAAGAACAAGCCGCACCCACCCAGGTGCAGATTCCTGGCGACAGCCAGATCACTGTGCAGCTCACGCTGGCCAAGGTGCAGCAGCTCGTCCTGGTGCTGCAAAAGCAGCCCTTCGAGATCGTCTCTGGCTTCCTGCCGGAGATTTTGATGCAGGCCAACTCCCAGGTGGCCAGCATCATGATCAACGCCAAGACCGAGCAGCAGGAGGCCAAGCAATGAGCACGCGCATCTATGTGGTGACCGACACCGAGACCAACAAGCACCGCCTGATCCGCGCTGCCAACCAGGCCCAGGCCATCAAGTACGCCGCCTCGACCAGATTCGACATTGAGGTGGCCGGCCAGGACGATCTGGTGAGCCTGCTGACCCACGGCATCCCTGTGGAGCTGGCTACCGGCCAGGCCACGGCCGACATGTTCGAGGAAGCTGCCATTACCAACGCTGGAGGGACTGACTGATGAAACGCTACATCGGAACCAAAATCATCCATGCCGTGTCTGAGAAACACAGCGAGTCAGGCCGCGAAGGCTATCGCGTGCGATACGCCGATGGCTACGAGTCCTGGTCGCCACAGGAAGCGTTCGACGACGCCTACCGCGAGTGCGACGCCATGACATTCGGCCTGGCGCTTGAGTGCTTGAAAAAAGGCATTCATGTGTGCCGCGCAGGCTGGAACGGCAAAGGAATGTGGCTTGAGCTGCAGCGTCCTGATGAGCACAGCAAGATGACGTTGCCCTATGTGTTCCTGAACTACCCTGCAGACGCACAGAACACTCCAGGCGCTCGCGTGCCGTGGTTGGCCAGCCAGACCGACATGCTGGCCGAGGACTGGAAGGTGGTGATCTGATGGACACGCCGACCACTTCCAAGTCGTCGGCATCTGCCACCAAGGATCGTTACATGACGATCCGCATTCCGGCAGATGTCGAGCTGGCGCTGCGCCGCCAGGCCGATGCAGACACCAGGACGCTGGCCGCCCAGGTGCTGCACTACATCAAGCAGGGGCTGGCCAGCCAGCAGCAGGAGGACGCATGAAGAGACGCCTGCGCATGAGTGTTGACTGGTTCCCACGCCGCTTGCCGTACTTCGCCATTGGCTTTGACCTTGGCGAGTTCAAACTGTACCTGTGGATCGTCGAGATCGAAATCTGGAGGTCGTACTGATGAAGTGCCCTGTCTGCGGCACCTGGACACTGGTGAAGGAAACTCGCCAGCGTGCAGAAAATGCCAAGTACCGCCGCTATGAGTGCGCCAATGAGCACCGCTTCACAACGCTGGAGAAGGTGGAAAAAGTCATTGTTGCGAAAAAGACGAAAAACTAGGGTTTGTCCGTATCAATTAAATTGTGGGAAATCGTGGTAACATGCGGTCATCGCAACCAACTGGCAAGGAGCCGAACGTGAAGCAAACGCAACAAGTGCAACAACCAGCCTGGCTGGCCCAACGGGCCAGTCTGCTCAATCCTGACTGGAAGTATGTTCCGGCAGCGTCAACCAACATCCTGGATCGCTTTCGCGCAATGGGCTGGGTGCCACCTTCGGAGGTCAAGAATGAAAAAGCTGCTTAATGGCCTGCTGTCCATCCTGATCGGCACCGCCTTGGCCATCCTGCTCATGGAGTGGTTTGTCGGCTGCGGTGAGACCTACATTGACTCCAAAGGCGAGCGCCACAAGTACGCCTGCATGTTCTTGGACCTGAAGTGAGCTGCTGCAACCTCAAGAAGATGGCCAGCGCCATGCTGGTGGTGCTGGCCGCATTTCTGGTGGTCTGCCTTTGGATTGTCCTGATCGCAGCATCTGCCGCTCTGGCACCAGAGAGGCGCATCATCGACTGCAGCATGGCATCGTTTCATCCTGATTTCACGCCGGCCATGCGTGAGGCGTGCCGTAAAAGATGACATGCAACCAAAACTGCCGCCAGGGCCGGGACTGCAACTGCGCAGGCTGGCACATTGTGCCGCTGAACGATCTGCGCGATCACGAGACAAACGGCAGTTGCTGGTGCAAGCCGACGCTGGACGATGGCGTCTGGCTGCACCACTCAATGGACGGCCGCGAGGCCTTCGAGACAGGCGAGCGCCTGCCGTCTTAGCCGATCATGCCGGTGGCCTTGGACTGCACGTCAGACACGCGCCTGCCCCAGCCCTTGCCGAAGGTTGGCCAGGTCGGTAGGTCCATCAGAAATGACAGCCGGCGCTTGGAATAGTCCTCGACGAGCCGCTGCGAGTCAAAGGCCGACACAGCCGCCAAAGTCTTCGGGCCTATGCCACCATCCTGCTCGACGCCAACGCACGCCTGCAGCCACTTTGCAGCCCTTCCTGGGCCGCTGTTGATGGCGGCATCAAAGACAGCGTAATCGACGCCAGACGGCAGCTCATCGCCGCGCACCTTGTCCCAGTACTTGGTCTTGTACAGAGGTGCCACATCGGCAGGCGTGAGCGCACGCATGGCCTTCTCATCCACCTCATGGCCGCAGTGCTCCTCCCAGACCTTCTTGGTGCAGCCGAGGTTGGTCATGCCACCTGGGTCTTTGGGATGGTTCACAAAGCCGCCCTCATGGTGCAGGACGGCAGCCAGCGCAGCGTCGAAGTTCTGTTTCATGGCGTCTTCACTTGGTGGTTTTGGAGAGCAGATCGGTTTTGGCCTGCGAGCCAGCCGAGCTGCCGAAGTAATAGGCAATGATCCCTGTCCAGGCCGTGCCAAGGCTGCCAAGCATCATCAGGATGGCCGGGTTGCTGCTGTCGATCTGGTTGAAGAACATCATCACCATGATGCCGAAGAAGCCGACAGTGACCGCACCGGCCAGGATGGGAGGCATCATCGAGCGAGTCGTGGCTTGCATGTCTCTGGCGCTTTTGCGATCCTCGACCGCCAGCTTCTCGAAGTTCAGGCCCAGCTCCTGAGCCTGCTTCTGCAGCTCAATCTCGGCCAACTTGACCTGGGCGATCTGGTCGGCCGTCAGCTTGTTGTTGGCAATCAGGTCGCCGACTTCCTTTTCGTCAACGCCAATGGCCTTGGAGACAGCCGAGACGGCCATGCCGGCCAGTGGGCCGCCGAGCGCAGTGGCGATGGTGGGTGCGATCTGCTTGAGCCAGTCCATGATTATTTCTCCAACATGAATGACAAGTTCTCGTGCCGTGGGTACGTCACCACACGCTCGCCTTCTGGGCACTTGTACTTGATGATGGCCGTCAAAGTGGCCTTGCCAGGCGCAACAGGCTCCTTGGATGACACCTTCAACTGGTAGCTGAATGTGTCGATCTGGTCGCCTGCTGGTCCGGTGAACTTGCTGGTCGATGGCGTGGCGTCATGCATCATCCCAGACGCATCGCGCACAGTGGGTGTGAAAGCCTCGACCGAGCAGTCGTCACGCTTCTTGATGCGTGCGACCGTGACATTCACAGGATCGCCAATCTTTGCTGACGCAATCTTGAAGTGCTCAGGTGCCCATTCAAGGATGGGCCTTTGGAACCAGCCAAACTTGTCGCCAGCCGTGTAGCCGCCAACCACCAGCGCAAAGCTGGCAGTCACAAACTGCACGACTGGGGTCAGCTTTGGCAGCTCCAAAATTACCCCTTGGATGTTGTGACGGTGTTTTCACCCTTGGTGACGGTGACTTTTTCACCCTCAACCATGACCCTCATCGGCTGCTCTGGTTTGTCCAGGCGATCCAGTTTTGCGATCAGCTCTTTGATGACCTCAAACTCTGGCTTCTCTTGCTTGGCGTTCGCACCAGCGATGCCGTTGAGCATAGAGATCAGCGCAGTCAGGGCAGCGCCAAGCAGCCCCATGACGGCTGCGATCTTCTCGTTGTCGAGCACGATGGATGCGCCAACACCGATGCACACGATGAACGTGATGTAGAACAGACCCTGCTTGCCGATTGCACGGCCGGCAACGTCCTTGGCTGGAGAGGTGGCCTCCAGCTTGTTCAGCTCGACCCTGGCATGCTCCTTGAGTATGGCCAGCTCGCGGGATAGATCGTGGTCGGACATGGTCAGTGCTTGAAGTAGTTCAAGGCATAGCCGACCACCGCCGAGACGCCAGAGACGATGGACATGCCGAACCACAGGCCGCCCTTGCCCTTGTTGGCCAGCGCCAGCAGCTCCTCGACGTTGCGCTCCATCTTGTCGACCTTCTTGTCCATGTCCTGGACCTTCTGCCACAGGACGCCGTACTTCACCAGATCAATTTCATTGCTCTCTGACATCACGTCTGTCTCCAACATCACAAGCCTTCGCCAGGCACGATGTAGACCGTCGAGGCAGAGGACGCAGCGCCACTGAAGTAGACCGTGCGGTTGAAGCGCAGAATCTCCACGGCACCAGGCACCAGCACGATGGCCGGAGACGGATTGCCGGCCACAGGGGCCACGGCATTGGCAGTCGCCAGTGCAGCGGTCGGGCCAACACCCAGAAACACCGTGTTTGCGCTGCTGTTGACGATGCGGTACTGACCCATGCCCTGGGCATCAAACTTGTCGTAGACCGGAGCCTGAACGCCGACAGGAGCTGATGCAGCGGCAGCGACGACGATGGTTTCACCCTGGGGTGCAAATGCGATTTGCGAGTTGGTGGCCATGTCAGACTCCTTGTGCAGCTTGGGCTGCTTTGTAGGCCGCGATCACTTCGGCAGTGTGTGTTGCAGCACAGATAGCTTGCACACGGGCGTCTTCACCACTGTAGTCATCACCAGGGGAAACCACATGACGATGGAATGCACCGCTGATTTGCTGTCCATTTTCCAGAATAGATGTGCGAGTGCGAACTTGCACACACCCATTTTCCAAGACTTCAATTTTGTCAACGACAAGCTGTTTCTCAATGCTCATGATTTCTCCTTAGACCTGATAGGTTGCTGAAAACGTGATGAATGCGTTTGACCAGTCTGCGTTGGTTGGATAGCTTTCGCCGACATTCCCAAAGCAAAGAATACTGCTTCCACTTGGATCAATGCTCAAATTCAGACCAAGTGCGCCAGCAGGTGAAATGTATCCAACGGAGCCTGCACTTGGATTCGATCCGTTGGCAAATGGCAGCCCACCAATACGCAAAGCGCTTGCACTGGCTGTTACAGGCAATCGCACCTGTCCTTGCACTTGAACGAACCGTCCAACTTTGACATAGCGTCCATTGGCTGATGAGAATGTCACACCATTGCCAGTTGGCGTCCACGTGCCTTCCTCGTAATCGTTCAGCAGTTCGCTTGTCATGCCAGTGGCATGAGTGGCAGCAGAAAAATCAATGCCTTTTCCTGCGGTACCAACTACCAGATTTCCATCAATGATGGTCTGGTCACCGTATCTTGTGGATGGATTCCCAACAGTTTTAAGCATAATCAGCAGTCCTCTGCGTTTGCAAACTCGTCGCGCAATTTCAAATGCGTGTAAGCCTGCTTGATAAAGTTGTTTCCACCAAGATCAGGGACAAACTGAACTCGCGTTTCATGCAAGCAAGCGCCACCTGGCTGTGTTCTAGTTCTTGCAAAAACAACTAAATTGTCTTTGCCTCCAGAAATTGCCTCAACTTTGGTGTAGGCATCCGAAAATGATCGTTCGCCGAATGCATCTTGAATTTTGAAGGTGTTTTTCAGTGCCATGCAATCTCCTATCAGTTAAATGGTATTCGGCTCAATCGGAACCGCACGAACAAAACCTTGTGCCGTTCCACCAGCACCACCTGCAGCCAAGACCTCAACAACCCATCCATTGGCCGTAGTTCCTGGAACATGGTCTCTGAACGGATAGGGGCCAGTGTCTGCCAGTGAGTTGCATGGAAGCCCTGGTCCTTGGTTAAGGGCTGTGGTGAAATTGCAACCTGTCACGGCAATCGTTCCAGATGAATTTGCCTCGCCCATACCAACAGTTGCATCAGCGCCAGCGCCTCCAGTAGATGTGGCATAAACCAACTCATACTGCTTGAGACGGTAAAGTTTGTTGCCGATCTTCGGAACAAGGTTTGCTCTGGACCCAAGCGAATTAAGTGTGACTGGATCAGAAACAAACAAAACGCTTTCATCAATGAATCCGAACGGCAGCATGCCTCCGTCGTACTCGCTCATGTTCAAGTAATGGACGAGGGCTGTTTCACCAGCGCCAACTCTGAATTCAAGAGACGAATACTGGTCAAGATCAACAGTGGCAGGCAATCGAGTGACAAACGTCAGCATCTGAAAATCTGCACTTGGTTTATGGAAATATTTGATCTCTCCAAGAATCTGTGTGGCGTTGTTTTTCCAAATGCCAAGTTCAATGCCCAAATTGCTGACAGCAGCACTTTGATAAATCACCTGCAGAACAATGGAACGATATTGACCGTACTTTGTGATCGGAATTTTCAGGGGGTTTGCGTTGTCAACAACAATTGAATGATTGCTGAACAACATCCTTGTGTCAGATGGGACCGACGAACTTATGGATGCGCCACCGACAGTTGATGTGGTGCCACGCCCAGAAAGCGATAGATCAGGGTTGACGACTGAAGGCAATGCTGCCGACCCAGCAAGTACGCCACGCACCAATGCGTATCGACGGATGTCAGAACCGTCGCTGCTGATTGGATCGTACAGAACACCACCGACGTAGATGTTATTGCAGGTACTGCCAATGTCTACAAGTTCATTCAACCCCAAACGATCCACTGCATGGATGTTATTCAACTTCACATTGCTGGAGCCTTGAATAATGATAGCTTCTGTGTTGGTGTTGGTCCTGTAATTTTCAATGACAATGTTTTCAGAGTCTGATATAAAAATGTCATAGTTTGCGCTGTTCTCCGCATAGATGCTGTCGATGTGAATTGCTGTGCGTGAGCAGTTGGTAATAGCCAGATTGCGAGCGGATTGCGCTTCAAGGTAAACATCCTCAAGACGTACATATCCACCGCTCGTCTCAATCTGGAAGGAAGCAAGGCCACCAGTTGAAGAGCCAATGTTGCATTCTTCAAATGTCAGACTTGAGTCTCCAGTGACCTTGCACAGATACGCCTTGCCAGTGCCTTGAATGCGCTTGACATATCCGATATAACAGTTGTTGATGTAGACGCCATTCAAGTTAAATGTGCTGCGAACTCCATCAACAAACACTGTTGCAGCCTCGCACCATAAACCAGCGAAAGAAGAAAATGCTGCGTTTGGGGAATCAAACTCAGGTTCGCCAGTCATCTCAAACCTAATGTTTTTGACAACTGTCCCAACTTTAAAACCTGCCTTTGCTGCATTGTTGTGTGCCACCATAAAAATGGTTCCACCAGCGCCGTATTCATTTGCAGGAGCGCAGTTGATCTTGATGGACTTGTCAATCAAGATTTCATCAGAAAGCAAAAATGTGCCAGGAGGAAAAGTAATTTCTTCATTGGCTGCGATTGCTGCATTGATTGCAGTGACAGAACTATTGGAACCAGTTGGGTCTGCGCCATAATCGAGAACATTCTTTTCGTCTCGCATCTTGCTCAGTGCTGTTCTTGGAACAGCACCAGCACCAGACTGCAAGAATTCAAGATCAACAAGATTAATGATGTTGCCGTAACGCTCGGTCGCAGCAGGCGCGCTGTAGACCGTGCTTCCGTTCTTGTTCATCAC